AAGTTATCTCCAGCCGTTGGTAAACTTGCTAGTTCAACCGCTGGTAAAGCAATCTTTGGTACAGGTGAGAAGTTGACTAATAAGGCACTCTCTACATCAGGCAAGTTGACTGCTAAGGCAGGAAAGCCAGTATCACAGACTCAGTATGAGGCTATGCAGGCTGCAGCCAAGGCTAAAGGCATCAAGCCAAAAGTAACTAAGACAACAAAGAAGTAATTAACAAAGGTGGGGACAATGGCACAAGAAACAGTAGCAATCGCATGGTGTGACAATGGTATGGTTGACGGTAAGTTTATGCAAGGCGTCACAGACGTTATGCTTAAATCTGGCGTCAACTTTACCACCACTCTAAGAAGTCAAGGCAACCAGATTGCTAGGCAGCGTGAGAAGATAATTCGTTACTGGTACGAAAATGACACATCAGAGTGGCTACTCTGGGTAGACTCAGATGTTGTTATTACACCAGATAAGTTCAAGTTGCTCTGGGATAATAAGGATGCTGTAGAGCGTCCTATTGTTACTGGAGTTTACTTTACAACAGATACACCAGAAGAACCTTTAATGATTCCTATGCCAACTATCTTTAACTTTGCAGAAGCAGAAGATGGTGTGGTTGGCATCAAGCGAGTTCACCCAATGCCAGAGAACAAACTTATTAAAGTTGAGGCAGCGGGTATGGGGTTTGTCTTAATGCACCGCAATGTAATTGATAAGATTATTGAAGCAGTTGGCAATGAGGTTGCAATCTTTAACGAGATTGGAACTGGCAAGTCATTTATGGGAGAAGATATCTACTTCTTTGCTCTAGTCGGCAAGGCGGATATCCCAGTCTACTGTCATACAGGTGCGGTAGTCCCACATATGAAACGATTCTCATTTGATGAACATTATTACAAAGCATTCTTCGGTGGCGTTAAGCCTAAGACAGAATCTAATTTAGTATTACCAAAGCGTTATAAGAAGGGTTAATCATGGCACTAGGTACCGCGGGCAGTAGCCTGACAGCAGAACTCAATAGGCTTGCTGGCACTACTGGTCTTGATGAGCAAGGTGCAGCAAATGCTTGGGCTGGCACAACTGGTCTAGCAACAGTTGGAGCACTCAACATCAAAGCATCATCATCACGCACACGTGACAAGTTTAAAGACATCGACGGTATCTGCAATGAACTTGCTGGAAGTACTGGACTTGCAGCCCCTGCTGCCTTAAGGAGCATCAACGCATGACAACTACTTTAGAGAACATGATTGATGAAGTCCTTATCAACCTTGCAGGTTATACCTTTCAACAAGACCGCGCAACTCACCTTACAAGTGCAGTGACTACTACAACATCAACAAGCGCTTCCCCACTTATCTTATCTCTTGGCTCAACAGAGTCTGTAGGTAAGGGTATCATTGAGATTGAAGAAGAGTTACTATGGGTTGACTCATATGACCGCATTGCTAATACTGCAACTGTCTCTCCTTACGGACGTGGCTACCTAGGTTCTACTGCTGCTACACACGCTGCAGATAAGAAAGTTACCATTAGCCCAACCTTCCCACGCTATTCAGTTAAGCGTGCAATTAATGATACTGTTCGTTCACTTGGTGCTAGCATATTTGCTGTCAAGTCAACATCGTTTACATATAATGCTGCAGTGTCAACATACGCTTTCACCGACCTTAACATTAAAAACATCATTACAGTCTCTTGGCAGTCAATTGGTCCATCTAAAGAGTGGGTTCCAATTCGTCGATATGACTTTGACTCAACTGCAGATTCTACAGCATTTGGTGCCAACGCACAGACTATTACTCTTGGCGAGGCCCCTATCCCTGGACGTACAGTACGCGTAGTATATGCAACAGACCCAGTAGCATTTACAACTAATGCACAAGACTACTCAACACAAACTGGCTTGCCAGAATCAACAAAGGATGTTGCAATCCTTGGTGCAGCCTATCGTCTGCTAACATTCCTTGACCCAGCACGTGCTTCTCAAGTTAGCCCACAGGCTGATGAGACAGACTCTAAGCGCCCATACGGTGCATCACAGAGCGCAACGAAGCAACTATATGCTCTTTACCAACAACGTCTTAACGAAGAAACAAAAACACAACAACAGAACTACCCTCCCCGAGTTCATTTCTCCCGCCGATAGGAACCTGAATGACAACTAGAAAATACTCATCCCGCTCTCAGCAGACAACTCTGTCTGGAGCACTCACCTCATCTGGCACAAGCGCAACTGTCATCTCAGGCTCAGGCTTGCTAGGCGGTGTAACTATCTCTGCTGGAGAACTCTTCACAGTAGTTATCGACCCAGATACAGCACTCGAAGAAATTGTGGATGTTAGTGCCGTCAGCACTAATACACTAACAATTGTTCGTGGAGTTGACGGTTCGACAGGACAGGCTCACTCAGCAGGTGCAGTAGTTCGACATATGGCAATTGGTCGAGACTACCGCGAAGCCAATACTCATATCGAAGCAACAACTGGACACGGTGCAACTGGTGCTGTAGTTGGTACAACTAACACACAGACATTAACTAATAAGACTTTAACTAGCCCAGTGTTGACTACTCCAGCCCTTGGTACTCCAGCATCTGGTGTTTTGACCAATGCAACTGGATTGCCTCTTACTACTGGCGTAACTGGCACATTGCCTGTAGCCAATGGTGGTACTGGTATTACTTCACTTGGAACTGGCGTTGCAACATTTCTTGGAACACCATCAAGTGCAAACCTTGCTGCTGCTCTGACAGATGAGACTGGCACAGGCTCTGTTGTACTTGCTACTAGCCCAACTCTGGTCACACCAGTTCTTGGAGTAGCAACAGCAACTAGCATCAATGGAACTACAATTCCAACAAGTGCAACTTTGGTTAAGACCAGCGATACTGGAACAGTAACTAGCACAATGATTCTTGATGGAACTATTGTAGACGCTGATATTAATTCATCTGCAGCCATCGCCAAAACTAAACTAGCCCTTACTGGTACAATTACATCAAGTGATATTGCTAACGATACAATTGTAGATGGCGATATTAATACTGCTGCTGCAATTACTAAAACTAAAATTTCTGGAACTGCAGTTACACTTGCAGATACAGGTACTATTACATCAACTATGATTGCTGATGGAACTATTCTCAATGCAGACATTAACGCGTCAGCAGCAATTGATAAAACTAAAATATCTGGAACAGCAGTTACAGTTGCTGACACTGGTACTGTAACAAGTACGATGATTCTTGACGGAACAATTATAGATGCAGATGTTAACGCTGCAGCAGCAATTGCTTGGACAAAGATTGCTCCATCATCAACAGTATCTGCAACCGAACTTGGATATTTAGATGGAGTAACTTCTGCTATTCAGACTCAGATTGATGCTAAACTAGCGACTGCAACAGCATCAAGCACTTATGCCCCATTGGCTAGTCCAGCATTGACTGGAACACCAACTGCCCCAACAGCAACTGCTGGTACAAATACTACTCAAGTAGCAACAACAGCATTTGTTGGAACAGCAGTATCTAACCTTGTTGCATCAGCACCATCAACTCTTGACACACTTAATGAGTTGGCAACAGCACTTGGCAATGATGCATCATTCTCAACAACAGTAACTAATTCTATTGCAACTAAGTTGCCTCTGGCTGGCGGTACTATGTCTGGCGCTATTGCAATGGGCGCTAACAAGATTACTGGTCTTGGAACGCCAACTGCAACTGGAGACGCAGCAACCAAAGACTACGCTGATACAAAGTTGTCACTTACTGGAGGAACACTTTCAGGTGCTCTTGTTATGGGTACAAATAAAATTACTGGACTTGGCACACCAACAGTATCAACTGATGCATCTACTAAGGCTTACGCTGATACAATGCTTCCATTAGCAGGTGGCACAATGTCTGGTGTTATTGCTATGGGTACCAACAAGATTACAGGTCTTGGTACTCCTACAGCAACTACAGATGCTGCAACTAAAAATTATGTAGATACAGTAACAGTTGCTCCTAGTAACTTGACTGGTCCAATTACTTCTACTGGTGCTGCAACATCTATTGCATCACAGACTGGTACTGGTACTAAATTTGTAATGGATACTAGCCCAACTCTTGTAACCCCTGCACTTGGTGTGGCTACGGCAACATCTGTCAATGGTACAACTATTCCATCAACTAAGACTTTAGTAGTAACTACAGATAAATTATCTGTTCTTGCTGCTACAAGTTCTTCTGAACTTGCTGGCATCATCTCTGATGAGACTGGTTCTGGAGCATTAGTATTTGGAACCTCACCTACAATATCTAACCCAGTTATTAATAACTTTATACTTGGTTATACAACAACAGCAACTGCTGCTGGAACTACAACTCTTACTAACTCTAGCAATAACCAACAACTTTTTACTGGTACAACTACTCAGACAGTAGTTATGCCAGTAGCCAGCACAATGACAGTTGGTACTCGTTATGTAATTGAAAACAACTCAACTGGTGTAGTAACAGTTCAATCTTCTGGATTAAATACTATTGCTACTATTCCTTCTGGAACAAGTATTAAAATTACTTGCGTCCTTGCAAGTGGAACAACTGCTGCTTCTTGGGATTTTGAGTTTGTAGGTTTTGGCACAGTTACTGGAACTGGTTCAGCAGTATTAGCAACTAGCCCAACCATTACTACTCCAGTAATCTCTAGCATTACTAACACAGGAACTATTACGCTTCCTACTGCTACAACAACTTTGGTTGGAACAGATACAACAGATACACTTACTAATAAAACTTTAACTAGCCCAGTTATTGCTGCTCCTAAAATTTCATCTACCTATACAGCCAAAACCGCTGCATATACATTTGCATCTGGTGATGAAGGTAACTTGTTCTCAATGAACGCAGCAACTGCTCAACAATTTAATATTCCAACTGATGCTACCTTTAACTTTGCAGTAGGAACAGAGTTTAACGTGTTCTGGATTACTGGTGCAGGTCAGCCTACAATCGGTGCTGTTACTCCTGGAACTACAACTGTAATATCAACTGGTGCTACTAGCGCAACTCCTAAGTTGCGTGTGGCTAACTCTGGTGCAACTTGTAAAAAACTTGCTGCTAATAGTTGGATAGTATTTGGAGATATTTCGTAATGACTCCAATTCTTGGAATTATTGCATCCTCAATGAAGGGTGCTCCTGGCATTCCTACAATTGGAACTGCAACTGATGTTGGAACGTCTCGCGCCTATAATAATGGAGCAGCAATAGTTACATTTACTGCAGGAGCGGGAGCAACTGCAACTTCATTTACTGCCACTTCTAGTCCTGGTGGATTTACTGCTACTGGAGCATCTTCACCATTGACTGTTACTGGTTTGACATCTTCAACTTCTTATACATTTACTGTAACTGCTACAAATGCTTCTGGAACATCTGCTGCTTCATCAGCGACTGCAAGCATCACTGCAACTACAGTTCCCCAGGCACCTACTATTGGTACTGCAACTACTGGAAATGCAAGCGCAACTGTTGCTTATACAGCAGGTGCAACTGGTGGTAAAACTGTATCTGCTTACACAGCAACTTCATCACCTGGTTCATTAACAGGAACAGGTACTTCACCAATTACAGTTTCAAGTTTGACAAATGGAACTGCTTATACATTTACAGTTACGGCAACTAATGCTAATGGAACTTCAACAGCGTCATCTGCTTCTAACTCTGTAACTCCAGTTAATCCTACAATTACAGTTGATTCACTGGTAGTTGCAGGTGGTGGTGCTGGTGGTGCAGTTCGTGGAGGAGGTGGTGGTGCTGGAGGTATTCTCAATACTTCATCATTAACTTTAACAAAAGGAACTTCTTATACTGTAACTGTTGGTGGCGGTGGCAGTGCTGTTAGTAATGATGGTAATGCTCCTCGTGCCCGTGGTAATAGTGGTTCTAACTCAGCATTTCATAATCAAACTGCAGTAGGCGGCGGCGGTGGTGGCTGCCTTGTAATTAACAGTGATTCTACTGGTTCAGGTATTAGCGGTGGTTCAGGTGGTGGCGCGGGTGGTGTAGCAGGTTCTGGCTCAACATCTGTAGGTACTGGTTCACAAGGTTCTAATGGTGGTTCAGGTATTAATGATACTACCTATGCTGCTGGCGGTGGTGGTGGTTATGGCGGAACAGGTGGCAATGCTTCTTCATTATATGGCGGTACTGGTGGTAGTGCAACTGGTTCATTCTCAGCGTGGGGTGTTGGTACAATAGCAGGCGGTGGTGGTGGCGGAGGTTATTATGAGCCAACTGCTTCAGCGGCTTCTGGAGGCGGTGGCGGTGCTGGACGTGGTGGTATTCGCTCTAGTAGTGCTCCTTGGAAAGACGGAACTTCTGCTTCTGGAAATACAGGCTCAGGTGGTGGTGGAGCAGGTAATGGTGACCCAGCAACGTGTGTTTCTGGAAGCGGTGGTTCTGGAATTGTAGTAGTTAGAACTGCTGGTTCTGTAACGGCAGCATCTACAACTGGTTCACCAAGTAGAAGTGAATCTGGTGGTTATACTTATTATTTATTTACTGGCTCAGGTTCAATTACATATTAAGGAAAAATAATAATGGCACACTTTGCACAACTAGATGAAAACAATGTGGTTACACAGGTAATTGTTGTGGCTAACGAAGAACTACTTCTTGATGGAGTAGAGAACGAGACTAAAGGAATTATGTTCTGCAAGTCTCTACTAGGTGATGACACTCGTTGGGTTCAAACATCTTATAATGCCACTATCCGTAAGAATTATGCTTCAATTGGTTATATCTATGACCCAGTTGCTGACCACTTCTTTGAACCTCAGCCTTATCCATCTTGGACATTAGATGCTGACGCTCAATGGGAAGCACCAACTCCTTGTCCATATGAAGAAGGAAAGTTCTTCACTTGGGATGAGCCAACCCTATCTTGGGTTGAAGTAACAATTTAATTTAATTTTCTGACTTAAGGAGTAACGGTGGCTGGTAGAGATTTAACGGATGGTAGAAGTACCCGCTCCATTGCAGTTGACGTAGGTGTAGTTTCATCTACCTCACTATGGCAGAACACAGATGTTGCCTATGATGTAGCAGTTGGTGGACTTCCATTCATCTATGCAATTAGCGATGCTCGTCCGTATCTTCGTCAGACAGCACCTTTCCGTAAGGACCAGTTTGACAATGGCACAGAACCAGGAGAGCAATCTTTAACTGGTTGGTGGATTCGTTCACAGATGTCATTCCACTCTGGTACAGGTATTAACTTCTATGACCCTGCAACTACAGATGAGAATGGTCATTACCGCTTCCACGAAAGTAGAGGCTTAGATGTCTGGACAAAGGGTCAAGTTACTTTACTTAAGCAAACATCAAACATGACTGGTGTGACCAGCGGTATCTACAAACTTATTTCTGTTGTGGATGCTGGAACTAATAAGGTTGTTGCTTGGACACCAGCAAACACCACTATTAATAACTACACCGCTAGTGGAACTGCTGTTACTTATTCTAGCGTAGTTACTGCTGGACTTGATACTGCAACACTTGCTATTGCAACTGATGGCGCTCATCTGTTTGTAGCAGATAATGACCATATCTACACGGGTGAGATTGCAACCCCTACTGCTGGATACACAGAGTACTACGCAACTGGTAGTGAGCGTGTAACACTTGGTTGGGTAAAGCAACGCCTTGTTGCTGGTGTTGGTGCAAGCATATACGAATTGACTGGTACTAAGGGTACATCACGCGCTCTACCTACACCCGTATACACACACCCTAATGCTGACTGGACTTGGACTTCTATCTCAGAGGGTGGCTCTGCCATCTATGCTGCTGGATATCTTAATACAACCTCAGCAATCTATAAGTTTACCCTAGCATCTAACGGCGCTATGCCAGTACTTGCATCAGGAGTAATTGCAGCGCAACTACCTATTGGTGAGTATGTTACTAAGATTGAATCTTACCTAGGCTACCTAGTAATTGGAACAAACAAGGGTGTACGCGTAGCAGCAATATCAGATACTACTGGAGACCTAACCTATGGTCCTCTTATTATTGAAGCAGAAAATACTGGCCTTGACTTTGCCTTTAGAGATACATATGTATGGGTAACAGGAAGTATTGATGGGTATGCTGGTCTATACAGAATCAACCTTGATAATGAGTTAGAAACCCTACGCTTTGCTTATGCTACAGATGCATTCCTTGATGGAGTATCTGGATATGCAACTAGTGTCGACTTTGTCGGAAGTACAAACCAGATAGCATTTACCACATCTGGTAGCAATGGCATTGCAATCCAATCTACAACAGACCTATCACCAAGTGGTTATCTTACAACAGGTAACATTCGATATGGAACTCTTGAGCCTAAGAACTTCAAGCGTCTTCTTGGACGTGGTGACTTTACCTACGGTTCAATGACACTTGAAACTGTCGACAAAGATGGCATTGAGTATGACCATATTGCATACGATTCTGCAATCTCTCCAGTTGAAGTGGGAACATCCAGCCCTGCAACTGCTCAAGAGTATGTTGCTTATAAGTTCATCCTCTACCGCGATGGAACTGATTCAAGTAAGGGTCCTACTTTCAAGGGCTATCAAGCAAAGGCTACTATTGCTACTCCTCGTCAGCGCATTGTACGCTTCCCCGTATACTGCTTTGATGTTGAGACAGATAGATTTAATACCGTAATTGGATATGAAGGCAGAGCCTTTGACCGTATCCAACTCCTAGAAGATATCGAAGAGTCAGGCGATGTACTAACATGGCAGGACCTTTCAACTGGCGAATCTCGTCAGGCAGTAATCGAGCAAGTTACATTCACCCGCATGACTCCTCCAGATAAACGCTTTGACGGCTTCGGTGGAGTCCTAGAAATAACAATTAGGACCGTATAATGACTCCATCAAATTGGGCTGGCTTAATTGTAGCAATCATAGCAATGGTGTCGGCATTTGCTGGCTCTGTAAGATGGTTGGTTAAGCATTACCTCTATGAACTCAAGCCCAACTCAGGCTCAAGCCTTAAAGACTCAGTTATTAGGTTAGAAGAGAAGGTAGAAATCCTCTACCAGATGATGCTACAACGAGGGAAGAATGAATGAAACCTGTAGTCAAGAAAGCCACACCTGCTGCAATTGCTGTTCTGCGCCAAGCGACGGCACTAAGGCCAGCACGCAAGAAAGCCTCCGATGGGCTCCTGCCTTCTGCTGCCCACCAAATTCAGAATCCTAATTCAGACCACAATACAGGATTTGCTGTAGACCTAAGTCATGACCCTGACAATGGGTTTGATGGCCATGAAGTGTATGAAAAATTTAAGGCTGATAAGCGCGTAAAATATCTTATTTTTGCAGGAAAGATTTGGGACATTGATAAAGGGGACCATCGTTATACAGGTCCTAATCAACATAATCATCACGTCCATATTTCAATCAAGGATAATTATGGAAACGATACTTCCAACTGGTTCCCTTGGTTGGGAAAGCCAACAACCATCGCCAAAGTAAAGGCGGCAGTTAAGCCTCTACCAAAGAAGGAGAATAAATGAACAAGAAGAAGTTAGAAGCAATCGCAGCAACATACCTACGTGCAGCAGTAGCCTCAGTAATCGCTCTATACCTAGCAGGAATCACAGACCCAAAGGCACTACTATCCGCAGCAGTTGCTGCTGTGGCTGGTCCAGTCCTAAAGGCGCTTGACCCTAAAGCAGCAGAGTTTGGCAAGACAGAATAATTAACCCCATATAGGGCCCTAGCAGCCCCATATAGACAAGAAACCCCCTTACCTTAGTGATTATACTAGGGCGAGGGGGTCTTTTGTCGTTTCTAAAGGTTATTGCTCAAGTTCTTCTTCGAGTTCTTCAAGCCATAGGGTGTATTGCCTACCCCTAATACGAGCCTTGATATCGTAGTAGAGAGCCTCCAATAGGTAGAAGGCTCCGATACCTGTTAGTGATGCCAAGAACGTTTCTGTAAAGTTTGACATAGTACTCCTTAGATATTATAATATATATTATTATATTATATAAGGCCGAAGGCCTTTATATTATATATAATTACTTACATAACTAAGTATACACACCCAATACCCAATTGTCAATTATTTAAACAATTGACACCTAGGGGTGTCTATGCCTATAATAGAACTATGTCAATTCAACTAGAAGAATATACTCTACCAGAGCACATATCGTACTCTGCATTCACTACCTACCTCACGTGTGGGTATCAATACTACCTCGGTAGACTCCTGGGCAAGGAAGAAGCCCCATCCGTCTGGTCTGTTGGCGGTTCAGCGTTTCACTTAGCGTGCGAAAACTACGATAAGGAGAACATGTGAGTACGGCAAATCAACTATGGTCAACCGCTTGGGACCTATCAAAAGGCGATACTGACCTAACTAATGCTCGCGTTGGTGGTCGTGCTACTAAGGCTAATCCTAACAAGGAAGATGTCCATTTCTGGCAGAACCAAGGCCCTAAGTGGGTCGAGGCTTACATCGCATGGCGCAAGACTAACGCTGACTGGAAAATCTGGACAGCACCAGATGGCAACCCAGGCATTGAACTTGCCCTGACCCCTGTCGTCAAAGATGTAGCAGTTAAGATGATTATCGACCGTGTGTTCGAGGTCAATGGCGAACTTGTCATCGTCGACCTCAAGACTTCACAGAACACACCTACCAGCAGTCTACAACTTGGGTTTTACAAACTAGGTCTCGAACAACAGTTCGGCATCGAAATCAAATGGGGAACCTACTACATGTCTCGCGGTAACAACATCTCTGAGATGGTGGACTTATCTGAGTACACCTACGAGAAGATGGAATACCTAATAGAAACATTTGACAAAGCACGTAAGTCTGCGATATTCTTGCCCAACACAAACAGTTGTCAGTACATGTGTGGACTCACAGAGTACTGCCAATTCTCGATTAAGAAGGATAAATAAATGGCCGAAGACTGGAAGTTACAAGTATCATATAAGACCCCTGCTGGGGATATGATTAACATTCGTGCTCATACCAACGATGAACTAAGTGTTCTACTCGAAGGTATTGGCGATTATTCAACTCAGATTGCAGCAGTGCAGAAGTTGGTTGTTGGTGCATATGGGTTAGCCCCTTTGGCGACACCGCCTTCAACTCAAGGCACAACGCCATCCATCTCCTCCGCTCCACCCCAGGCTCAGGCTCCGTCCGCTACGGCTCCAGTAACCCAGCAACAGGGTGGACCGACATGCCAACACGGGCCTCGCAAGTACAAGTCGGGAATCTCCAGCAAGACGGGAAACCCTTACGCGATGTGGGTCTGTCCGATGCCTCAGGGCGCGGACCAATGCAAGCCAGTCAACTAATACCAGAGCAATTTCCATTTTAAATAACTAAAGAGGGAGTCCAATGAGAACTCTAGTACGTTCAGTCGGTAGAGCCTCCATTGGTGGGGAACCTCTTCCTAGTTCATTTAAAGCATTCGAAGCGAATAAGATTATCATCCGTCGTTCAGAAGTTTCTATGTTTGCAGGTGCTCCTGGAGCAGGAAAATCTACTCTTGCTCTAGCACTTGCACTCAAGACCAATGTGCCAACGTTGTACATATCGGCAGATACCAATGCACATACAATGGCTATGCGTTTAGCATCTATGATTTCTGGCAAGAGCCAGTCAGATGTAGAACAGAAACTTAATACTGATGTTGGTTGGACTAAAGCAGTCCTCCAAAAAGGAAACCATATAGTCTGGTCCTTCGAGTCATCACCAACCTTAGAAGACATCGATGAGGAAGTCCAAGCATTTGAGGAACTATGGGGATGTAGTCCTCACTTGATTATCTTGGACAACCTCATGGATGTAGCAACAGACGGGGGCGAAGAATTCGCTTCCATGCGTGCAATTATGAAGGAGTTGAAGTTCCTTGCGAGAGACACTAACGCTGCGATTGTGGTACTACATCACACTTCGGAAGCAGTTCCTGGAAATCCTTGTCAACCAAGAAGTGCAATCCAAGGAAAAGTATCCCAACTTCCTGCTCTTATATGTACGCTTGGCACCGTTGGCACATCAATGGGCGTGGCATCAGTCAAGAATCGCTACGGAAGAGCGGATGCAAATGGAACGCTCATGACTTGGTTAGCATTTAATCCTGAGTACATGTACATTGACGACATTCCAGAGAACGTATAATGCATACAATAGATGACATTGTAGATGCAACATTCGTACGCAATCTAAAGCGCAGGGATGATAGAATGCCACAAATCTCTAAGGAGTTAGATAGGGTTGGTATTAAGTGGGATAGGTTTCCAGCAGTTGACCATATAAACACCGACAAGAGTGCAATGTTTTTGAATGCAGCAAGTCTACGCTCAATGATATACTTAGCACAGGCAACTAAACTCAAGGCAGTTTTATTATTAGATGATGACGTATATTTTCATAAAGATTTTAATGTAAAGTTTGATGAATTTTACCAACAAATACCTAGTGACTGGGATTCAATATCCCTAGCATCTATATTTAGAGATGATTGGTCTAATCAAGAGTTCGTATCTCCGTTAGTGATTCGTTCATATGAATCATGGGGTGGTCATGCAACGATTATTAGGTCAACATCATATAAAAAATACATTGAAGTTGTAGATGGTGCAGATTGGGCAGATGTATCTACATCTAAACTATATTCTCATATCAAACACTATGTAGCATATCCATCTTTAGCAGGACAAAGAGAAGGAAACTCAGACCTAACCAATACATATCGAGCAAATGACTACTATGGAATAGATGTATATGACAACTAGAAAATCCCATAAAGCAAGAGGAGCAACATTTGAAACCGACACCAAAGATTACTTTAGAACTTTTGGATACGATGCTGAACGACTTGCTCGCACAGGTGCAAAAGATGAAGGCGACGTTGTTGTCAGAGCGGACTTCCTTGGAGCAAGCATTGGAATCATTGAATGCAAAGCCCCAGGGGCGGGCAACGCTATTAACCTCAGCGGTTGGAGCAAAGAGGCTCAAGTCGAAGCAGAACATTATGCGGAAGCAAGGGGGCTCGACCGTGAGTCAGTCCTCGCTGTTGTACTTATCAAGGCTCGAGGAAAATCAATAGCAGATTCGTATCTAGTATTAAGGTTGGGCGATGTATTTGGTTGACGATTTACCAGACATAGTAGCGGTGTTGAAGCACTACGGTGCCAACATCTCACGTGCCTCTGGTCAAGTAAACATTAAATGTCCGTTCCACAATGATAGTCATGCAAGTGCAAGTTTCAATACAAGACAGAATATATTTAATTGCTTCGCGTGTGGTATGCAAGGCAACAGCATTCAGATAATTGCTAAGCAGGAGAGGTGTGATATACGTGAAGCAAAGTCTATCGCAGAAGGAATTACTGGGGAGAGCCACCAGCAAGTACGCGGGAAGCATCTCTCTGGCGGAAGACTACCTAGTAAGTCGGGGAATAACAAAGGAAGTAGCGCGTCTGGCTCGATTAGGCGTAGTAGAGGAGCCTGAGCCTGGACATGAACAGTACACAGGTAGACTTAGTATACCGTATATCACAAAGACTGGCGTTGTCGATTTGCGCTTTCGCTCTCTTAATCCTGCCGTTGAACCGAAGTATATGGGTATGGTCGGTGTTGATACTCGCATGTACAACGTACTTGATATTGAAGTTGCTGGCGACTGGATTGGAGTCTGCGAGGGAGAGTTGGACACGCTTACTATGTCTAGGCTGGTCGGAATTCCCTGCGTTGGCGTTCCTGGAGCAAACTCTTGGAAGAAACACTATACGCGATTACTTGCAGATTTCGAAAGAGTCTTCGTCTTCGCCGACGGTGATGCCCCAGGTCGTGAATTTGCAGCCAGTTTATCAAGGGAATTACCAGTCACGACAGTTACTTTTGGAGATGGAGAAGATGTCAACAGCGCTTACATTCGACACGGGGCGCAATTCATTAGAGAAAAAATGGGGTTAAACATTGATTGAGATTCCGCAGTGCAAAGTATGTGGCACACAGTTTGATAACATCTTTGATGCAGTTAATCATCTTATGGATGATGAAGAGGATGTCTTCGACCCGATACTTAAACTACCTAATGGTTACTCGTTATTGCTCGGCTCCTTGCTAGAAGAACTATACAGGAATGCAGAAGATGCAGCACTTATCAAGGACATTACAGAGATGACCTACGCTACACTCTATGCAGCACAGACAGACATCAGTCAGATGAAAGAGTTAGTTGAAGAAGCAATCATCAAGCAACACATGGTAGATATAGATGAAGAATTAAAAGAACTACTAGAGGAGGATAAATGAGTATAGTACGCGAGTTACACTTAGAAACTCATATCGATAATACAGTCAATGAGTTGTCTCAACTCCTCATTAGCAAGCACAGGGACTACGGTCCTAAGAATATCTCGTTAGCCCCTGGCGGTGCAGTCAATGGCCTACGAGTACGCATGCATGACAAGTTAGCACGCATCAACAACTTAGTTGATAGCGGTGCAGACCCAGAGCATGAGAGTTTAGAAGATTCATTTAAAGATATGGCAAACTATGCAATCATCGGATTGCTAGTACTGAGAGGACAATGGGATAACTGATGAAAATCTTTGGACCATACAAGGGAAGTAAGCAGAATGGTGGGCGACCAATCTATGTCATCAAACGCAAGAAAAAAGATGGCACGACTGAAACGACATCAACTAACAAAGCACGATTAGATTATAAGAAGGCTACTGGCAAGAAGTTGTCTCGCAATACAGATGTTGACCACTTAGATAATGGTGGTCGTGCAGGTAGCGATGCAATTTCCAACCTTAAGCCATTGTCACATTCAAAGAATGTTGCTAAGGAAAATGTTCGCCGAACGGTGAAGAAGACTATTAAGAAAGTGGTAAAAAAGAAACCATGAAAACTATAGTTTGCATATCTGATTTACAAGTACCGTACCACGATGTAGAAGCCACTAAGGCCGTGGCTAGATTTATCAAGGCGTACCAGCCAGATACAGTTGTATCCTGTGGCGATGAAATGGATATGCAGACTATCAGCAAGTGGAGTAAGGGAACAGAACTAGAGTTTGAGCGCTCTATCGGACGGGATAGAGACCTCACTCGCCAAGTTTTGTATGACTTAACCATTGAACATATGGTTCGCAGTAACCACACAGATAGATTGTTTAATACAGTTGCAATGAGAGCACCAGGATTACTTGGGCTACCAGAGTTACAACTGGAAAACTTTCTTGGATTAAAAGAACTAGAGATTAAATATCATACTGACCCTTACGAACTAGCCCCTGGTTGGTTACTCATGCATGGTGATGAGGGTAACGTGCAACCTACAGCAGGTGCTACTGCTCTTGGTCTAGCCAAGCGTTCAGGTATGTCAGTCGTGTGTGGACACACGCATCGAATGGGTCTGACTCATCATACTCAGAGTTATCGTGGCGGTAAGCCCAAGACAGTATGGGGTATGGAACTAGGCAACCTTATGGACTATCGTAACGCTAAATATATCAAGGCTGGCCTATTCACATGGCAACAAGGCTTCGGTATCCTTCACGTTGATGGAAACACAGTTGTTCCACAGATTGTACCTATCGTTAACAATTCATTTACAGTAGAAGGAAAAACTTGGAAATGGTAATGGATTGGAAGCGCATTGAACCTTGGGACTACATCGTTGCACATGTGGCAGATGAGTATCATCGTAAATTCACTATGGTTGCTCGAGAAGATATCAAGCAATCGCTTTATGAATGGTTTGTGTCGCACCCTAAAAAGTTAACTGAGTGGGAAGCATTCTCCAAGAAGTCTGCGCAGAATCTATTGTATCGTTCACTCCGCAATCAAGCGCTAGACTATTGCCAGTACTGGAAGTCTAAGTCATTAGGCTATGAGACATCTGACTTGTTCTTCTATGAGCCAGATATTATCGAGGCGTTACTTCCAGCAATCCTACGTGGAGATGTAACGGAAGCGCCAGTACTTAACTTGGGTATGCCTGGAAAGCCATCTGCGCCAGCAGAAGGTGGCAACATGATGGCTATGATGGCTGAGATTAAGGCTGCATATCTAAAACTTAATACTGAGGATAAACATATTCTTTATCACAAGCATGCTGGTTCATTATCGTATGCTGATATCGCAAAAGAACTCGCCTTACCTAGTGATGATGCTGCACGCATGAGACATAATCGTGCAATTAAGAAACTCATCACTAGGCTTGGCGGATTCCGTTCTTACCTAGATAAAGACGAAACAGAGAAGGTAGGGCAGGATGAACCCCACCAAAACGAAGAGAGTGAAAAAGGACAAGAAACCGATTAGTGTTTCCTTATCCATAAATCTCCCATCGCTCATGCTCTTCATGTTCTGCAATCTCTCTAGCCCTGTTAAGTCGTACATGTTCTATTAAGGCACCAACATTAATTAAGTATCCCCTCGATGGATTCGGTGGGATATTGCAGTTGGTAGGTCTACCAGATTCCCATACAATTTCTTTGAGTCTATGCAAAGGTACTATAAATACCGAATCTTCTAGTACGAATGCCCAATGAGATGCTTGGCTAACCCTCACACCCGAAGGCTTCCAAGCATCCTCATTTTGGTAGTAACACTCAGTCTCTATATAGATATTGCCTGTCTCTACCCAGCGTCTATCAGTTTTAACTTCTACAGTATCCATATGTAACAGGTCAGCAATCTTGCTCTCACCTGCCAGCCCAGCCCTGTAGTCTAAGTCCCAGTTACTATCTTTCATTGACCCTCCAAGTATTTTTTGAACGCCGTGTCCCAATCGTAAGCATCAAAGTATTCTTCGATACCTTCGACAATTTGTTCTTGTAGTTTCTGCATCTCTTCATCAGTCATTTATCCTCCTGTCGAGTAGAAGCCAGAGCCGTTGAACTTAATTGCTGGTGGTGAGGAGTATACACGCTCCATAGGTTTGTAGTCTACTTCACATCTAACAATATACTTCTCGTATTCTTTATGGTGAATGAATACTTCTCTCGTTGCACCACAAGTACCGCATTTGAAATCATAACTAGGCATTAGTACCAGCCCTTCCGCTGATGAAACTTCCATGCCATGCATGGTGTTCCGTATCTGTGCATAATATATTTCATTCCTCTGTCTATCTGTAATGGTGCAGGGGTTCTAGGGTCTAACCCTAGTATCTGCGGTATACCGCCAGCATTCTTACCCATTACCTTTACCTTGTTGTATGCATCTGTCCTCCAGTTGGACTCTTTCTTCCATAACTTCTCCAAGCATAGGTACTGATTATCAGCCCACGATTGTACTACATCATGTGCATAAGCCTTACTATCTGCGACATTCCACTCTCGCACAGGCGTGGGCTCCTCCGTTCGGTTAACCGAATGAAATACGATAAGTGCTACTGTGCTTACAGTAAGCAGTAGAGCCAACTTCTTGGTCATGTTACTCCTTAACCCATGGCTTCAATGCCCTATAACTAATCAAGGCTCTGCCCTCGTCGGATAACTTGTTGAATCTCTTGCCAGTCATGATGACACGCTCACCTGCAAGCATACCACCCCAAACACCAAATGCCAAGTTTTCTGGCTTCATGCCTTCGTCTAGACATTCCTCCTGCTTAGGGCAAGAGTTACATAGGGCGATAGCCCTACCCGTCTCCTCGCCTAGTGCCGTCATTCTTGTAGGCGTAGGCATGCCACGCCCGATGTCAGGGAACCATGCATCAGGGTTAGCATCCCCTGTGCAGTTCCCATGTATGGTACTAATCATCTCCCCACATCCTATCAGGTTCTTGGTATCCGTCGTCATCTTCTTCTTCGTCTTTGCCTAGCGCTATATCATCTTCTAGTGGTGGCTCATATGACATATCGTGACTCCCTATCTTGTGTAATGCAGTCTAGTATGTACTCAAACTCAGGGCGCTCTGCCATTTTTGGTGGCGTAGTTTCCCAAAGCATTTCATATCCATTATCGGCATCCCATTTAAGTCTACCGCTATATTCCCCTTTAAGACTCCCGTCATTAAGTACAATATACTTAACCCAAGAAGTAACCTGCGTGCGTGTATGTTGAATCATGAACTTGCCTTCTAGTTCTGTCTTAGTTACTTCGCTCATGTCCTCACTCATCTTCTAAGTCACCTACCTCTTCCTCATCATCTTCTTCTTGTTCTTCTACAGTAATCTCGTACACCTCAGCAGAGTATGGATGTTCTTCATACATCCAGCCCAGTTTTTCTGCTTCTGCATCATTGTCAGCCTGTACTTCGTAGTAGTAATGAACCTTTACCATTACATCATATGTAGGCATTACGCCACCTCTCTTAGTAGTAATCGGACTTCTGCTATGCGTTGGTTATGTATCTTATCATATCCATTCTGTGGATACTCTGGTGATGTTGATGTCAATACTTGCAGATAGTCAATCAAGACTTCCCGCAATTTTTCTTTCTGTTCTGTTGTCATGATGCTCCTATCCTGCATTGAATGAGGGTACGAATACTCGATATACCTCTACATTAGTTAGTTCCTTACCCCACTCTAGGGCAAGTTCTTGCGTGTCGAATGGGCCGTAGTGGACAAGTCCGTCTACAGTTTGTGTCGAGGTAATCCACCCCGCCACCCACATTCCCTTGAACGGGTCTGTCTGTTCGGCTAACCGAACACTAGAATCCGAATGAGTCATTGTAGTATCCACTTACCTTCCCCCTTTTGTTGTATGAGTATCGGTCTGTCTCAGGTGTCCAGCATAGGCATGTATCTTGATACATCCCGTCGCAATCATAGCATGTAAAGCACATCTCGCAATAGTACGGATTAGCATCTTCATAGGCTATGGTAAGGCAATGAGCGCACTCATAAACGAGTGCATCTTCTTGGTACCCGCTATCATTAAGCGCCGTAACCGACGCCGTACTGGGCATGCTTAGGTATGACCCCCAACTAGACTGCTTGTAGGTAGTGTTAGACCACCACATGCCATCATTATCCCAATGACCAGCACTCTCGTTGATAATGTAGCATACTTCCTTAGCGCTAGGGTCTAGTGTAAAGATAGCAATCTTACTACCTAATGCCCACTTGCTTACCATAGCCCACACATGGTCATCATCTAGTGATGTGATACCACCCATGCTAGGTAGCGTATCCTCTGCAAAGATACGCGTATCACTACGCCTATCGCCAGCAGAGATTTTGATATCTAGGATACCATTGTGTGCAAGATAAGTATCATGCGAGTTAGGTACCTTGAACGGGTGACAGTTATCCTCATTCTTTACACCATGCGTAGCATAGCGAGCATGGAACATGGCGTAACTATTAGGAAACTCCTTGCGTACTTCTAGGAACTTGTTGATTACTTTCTTGCTAGACATGCCACGACCTGTGACAATGCCATTCGGCGTGATTACCGCAAAGCCGAAGCCATGCGGGTTATTACATGATGCACATTCCAAGTCTTTCTTACGAGGCGTGGAATTAGGCGAGGCTACAACGAGTAGACACATTGTTAGTTGCTCACATTCTGTTCGGCTAACCGAACGCTAGGTATTAGTTTATCTATACGGGATACAAGTTGTGGATACAGTTCTTCATGCTCGAAGATGTACCACATGAAACTATCAGCGGTAAGTGCTCCGTTGATTACATCATTGGCGTTAATAGTTCGGGTGTACTCAACGCTGGCATGCGCTAAGTCTAATTGGGCTTTGATAGTAGTAC